TAATATCGTTTGCCATTAGTAGTAATATACATTATTAGTCAATTTATATTCTTGTGGTGGTTGTGAGGTAGCAAATAATTTACCTCTGTAATATATTTCATTTGTTTCTGAAATTTTTATCGTAAATCTGTCGTTTTCTAAAAATGTAAAATCAAAACCAATAGTCATTATACCGTCGGTAATGCTATACCCAAAATCAATATCTTCTGATAATTTTGTAGCTTCATTGTAAAAATTTAAAACAGGTGTTTCAATATTATAATCTCTAGGTATTATAAAAATATTGTGTGCTGTGTCATTTGGATTTACTACGTTCATATTATAAGAACAAAATTTTGCAGTTTTTGTTACAAAAAAAAAGACTTTGAATTAACAAAGTCTTTTTAAACTAAACACAAAAATATTAATCTACTAAAGCTAAAAAGTCTGTTATCGTGTCACTATCTAATTTTGGAGATAATGCTCCAGTAGTTGCAACTCCAGTTAAAGTGTAACCGTTCATTTCAGTTTTTGCGCCACCTGTTGATTGTGCTACTGAAAAATCAATACCATCATCAATTCCTAAAGCGTGATAAACTCCGTTTCTGTCTTTTATAACAGCCATTGGAAAACCATAAGCTAAAAGGTTCATTTGTAAAGAAGTTGCAGCATCGATTTTTTTCAATACTATTGTCATAGTTTGAGTATTAACCGAAGTACCGCTATTTCTGTCAGGAACTAAGTTTTCATCAACTTTATTTCCATCGCCTTCAATTTCGTATTGAAAAACACTTAATAAAAGTGGATTTACTGCTGTTGCAACACCCGCTGCAACCGTAAAAGGATTTTCTAGGAAATTGAATAAATACAATGTACCCAATCCACCTAAAGACTGCTTACATTGTTTTAATCTTCCTGCTGTAATATCACAAGCCATATTATTATTATTTTAAATAAGGGGAGTATCTAAACTCCCCTAGTTATTAACTATGCTATTGGTCTTGCCCAAACAATCTCCTCTGAGTTGTAGTATTGAACTCCACCAGAGTAAACCATTTTCATACGGATTTGACCTGTTAACAATCCGATTTCATCTTCGTCAACCATTGCGATTTGGTTAAAGTCTGCTTCTAAACCTGTTCCGAAAACTAAGTTTTTAGCTTCTGCAATAACGATAGTGCTTGCAGGTAAACCATTAACCTCAGTTAAAAGGTATCTACCAAAACGCATTTGTCTTTCTTCTGCTCCTAAACCATTTGTGATTGCTGGAGTAGTTAAAGAGAAACTGTAAAATTGGAATACATCAGGAGAAACCATTACATTAAGAGTTTTTCTTCTTAAAGGTATTGGAATAGCTGCTAATGCTTTTTTCAATTCAGTTACTACGTTACCTTCTGTTACAGTATCAACATCAACATCGATAACCGCTGCATCTGCTAAAAACAATTTTAAGAAACCATCCCACTCATTAGTATTTGCGCTATCTCCATTCCAAATGATGCTATCAACATCCTCAGCAGTTTGTCCTAAAACTTCTACTTGGATAGCTTCCATAATATCAGCAGGTGCATTTGGATTTGAAGCACTTGCCCCCATTGTTTCTTGTGACCAAGTTGCTCTGAAATCTTCTTTACAAACTTGTAAATCATTTTTAAGTTTAACAGGTGCTAAAGTTCTTTCGTTAAGCGTAATTGCTCCCTCAGGTGTAAAACCACAAGTATAAGCAGTTGTTCCGTCTGTGTAACGAATTCTACGCATATTTAATTGATAACCTACGTTTGGTGCGATTGTAACCAATCCTAACCTTAGTGTATCTGCTTCTTTGAAAGTCTTACCTATAATTGCTCCTGCCTCTTTCCCTGCATAATTTGAGCTAACGTTTGTTACTGTTGCCATTTTGTTATATTGTTATTATTATTATTAAACTGCTGTAAATGTGATTGAACCTGTTGCTGCTCCAAAACCATCAACATAGTAATTTGTTCCGTCAGAAACGATGTTGATATAATCTCCTACTGTTTCTGCTGATGCTACAAATGAAATTGTATTTTCATTAGCTGCTTGTACAAAAACGCTGTTAACGTGTGCGCCACCTTGAATGACTGCTGTTGGAGATACGATTGTAAAATTGGTAGTTGCAAAAGCTGCTCCTACTACAAATTTTGCGTTAAATCCTTCAACTGCTACCGATGGTAATGTTATTACTTTTCCTGCTGCTGCTGAAAGTGTAAATACTTTTGCACTATCTCCACTTCCTAATGTTGTTGCAGTTGCTAACGTTTGTGTTCTTAATAATTGAAATTCAGCACCGCTTAAAGTTGTTCCTCTTGTACTCATTGTTAGTTATTTTTAATGTTATATAAAATTCTTTCGCCTTTTGTCATTTTAGATAAGTCAACTGTCGTGTTGTTCAAAGGTTGTTTAATTCCATTTGAAGCAGGTGCTTTTCCTAATTCTTCAACTTGTGATTTTAATTCAAAAATTGTAGCTTGTTGCTCAGAGTATTTAATCAAAATAGATTTGATTGCACTTTCAATTTCACTTGCTATTTTAGCATCGTTTGAAACTTTACCGTCTGTCATATCCATTGGTGCATTTTCGTCAACAACAACTTCTTCTTCTTCAACCATTCTAACCTCTTTTGCTATTCCTTCAACTTCAACTATTAAAGTTGTACCATCTTCCAAAAGGTGTTCTCCAACTGGAACAGGAACACGAGTTCCATCTTCTGCTGTTATCCAAACACTTTGGTCAACCATAATCATTTCGCCATCAAACTCTAAAGTTAGGCTACCATCGGCAAGTTTAATACTACCTAATTTTAATTCAACTTCTTTAGGATTTAACGCAAGTTTAATAGCGTTAGGCAAATCTTTCAAAAGTTCTATAAAACTTTTTTCTTGTTCTTTACTCATTGTTATATTTGTTTTTAAATTCACTTCTTCTAGTGAAAGCATAGCATCGATTGAAAAGCCTTGAACTTTTCCTGTCTTAACATAGTCATTCCAAATCTCGTCGCTATCAACTTTCATAACTGCAACCCAACTTCCTTTTTTACACTTCAAACCCAATGCTACCGAAGTATCAATTTTTTCATCACGAACTAACCAATTTTCTGTGAAAGTAACACCTTCAATAATTTGATTTGTATCGTGTTCAATAGTTGAGTTTGAATTGTTTTTATTTTGAGAAAAACCGTAACATAAATCTTCGACTGTTTGTTCATCAAAAACGATATTAAATTCTTCTCCGTTTTGGTTTCTGTAAATCGGTTTATTAGGTTCTAAAACTAAACCTGCTAAAATTCTTTTTTCCTCGTTTACCGTAGCAAATTGAATTTTCTTTTCATCTTCTGAAAGCGCAACAAACAAACCTTCCATCGCTGGGTTTTCAACTAAAGAAATTCCGAAAACTCCTTTGTTTTTTTTCTTGTTGTATTTAGCTAAATATGTTTTCATATAATTATATAATTAAATAAAGTTGTTTTTGTTACAATTTAGCAGAAATTTATAATGTTGCTCTGTCGATAATGTTTCTTTGTAGGCTTTGCGCAGTAGTCATTTGTGATGCTACAACGTATGCTTGTACTGGTCTGCGTTCTGTTGCTAAACCTTCTGCTATTTGATTGCTTCCTGTTCCTTGAACTAAATTAAATGATGGTGCTGGTGCGCCTTTAGCACCAGAGTTATTTCCTCCACCTGCACCTCCACCTCCACCACCTAAAGCAGCTAATGCTTTTTGTGTTGCAACTAATGATGATGCTACATTAAGACCTAACGAAACATTATTACTAGCAACTAATGCAGCTGCTATACCTAATGAAGCACCACCTGTTGAAAAAGATAAAGCAGCTCCTTCAGCAGTAGCTTTTACATTTGATGCAGCGGTAGTAATAAACATTTTTCCTATTCCTATTGCATTTTCAGCAACAATAGAAGCTTTTTGTAGTGCTTTATTTTTACCCGCTATTGCACCTAATAAACCAACTGCGCTGGATGCTAAATTTATTTGTGCATCCTGTAATGATTTTTTTTGTTCTAAAATTCTTTTAGCTAATTCTATTTCTTTATCAGCAGCTGCTTTATCCTCTGCCTCCTTTTTATCTGCATCAGTTTTTTTAGCAACACCCATTCTAATTAAATGTTCTTCGTTTAATTTTTCAATTAGAGTTTGTTTTTCAGTTTCAGTTTGTGCTAAGTTTTCAATTTCTAAAACTTTTCTTTGATAATCTAATTCCTCTTTTTTAACAGCAGTATCAGCTAAACGATTTGCTTTTTCATCATCGTATCTTTTATTTAAATCCGCTATTGCTTTATTATGGTCATCAATAGATTTTTGTTCTTCTTTGTTTATTTGGTCATTTAGTTTTTTTCTGTCTGAAGCATTTAATAATAAATTTTCAGCAACTAAAACTCTGCGTTGTGCAAATGATAATCCTTCTTGTTTTAATTTATCTTCAAGCGCAAGTTTATCAGCATCATAAATAATTTTAGCATCAGCTGCTTTTTGAGCATTTATTTCTTTTAAATTTGCTGCTGCTTCTTTGGCATCTGCCAATTCTTGGCGACCTAACATTTTTCTTTGTTTGTTAAGTTTTATACCTGTCATTGCATTTTCTGTTTCAGCTTCATTTAATGCAATAGTAGCTTCTCTAATTTCGCCTTTCATTTTCTTTTCAGCTTCTCCACCTAATGCAGCTGCTTTTGATTTTAGAATATCTAAATCAACTTTTGCAATTCTTACTTTTTCTGCGCTTGATGATTTTTCTGCTTTAGTAACTTCTTCAAGCGCTTTCTTTTTATCTTTTATAGATGCTGTTTCATCTGTTAATATTTCACGAGATTGAACAAGTAATTTATTTGTTTCAGATTGAACAACCGCTTGTATTTTTCTGGATTTATCATTTGCTTGTTGTTGTTTTTCAAGATTTTTAATAATTTTAAATGTAGTTCCATCAACTGCGTTTCCTAATTGTTTGTAGCTTTCAGATGCTTCTTTATTTGCTTTTTTCATATCTTCAGCAGCACCTTTAAAATCTAAAGTTATAAATTTATATGCTGCGGTAGCAGTATTTATTAATGCTCTACCTAATCCAAATATTGCATCTTTTACTTGCGTTCCAACTGCGCTAATTCCAGCAAATATTGTTTTTAATTCTTTACCTCCTGCAACTGAACTTTGGAATGCTTCATATAAAAATTTAGCAGTTACTACAATTCCTGCAAGAATAGCACCAACAGGATTAGCAACCATTTCCCACATTTTTAAAATCAATCCATTAGCACCTTTTACAGCACTACCAAAAGCTGGATTTAATTTGCTAACTCCATCGCCTATTGAATTTATAAATTCAGATTGTTTTGAACCTTGTAAAGTTTGATTTAGATTATTAGACTCTTTTGTAGTTTCTTTTAATCCTGTTTTTATTTTATCTAATTTACCAGCAAGTTC